TCTCTTCGACAACATCGGCCGCTTGACCACCTACGCCGCGACCTTCGCGGCCTTTTCGAGAACATCGGCCGCCTGACCACCTATGCCGCCACCTTCGCCGCCTTCCTCGCGGGACGCTGGGTCGCTGGAATGGCCGCTGCCGCGCTCTCGGTCCGTGGCCTCGCCACGGCGCTCGTCGTCCTGCGTGGGGCGCTCATCCGCACCGGCATCGGCGCGCTGATCGTCGGCGCGGGCGAGCTCGTCTACCAGTTCACCCGCCTCGTGTCAGGCGCGGGTGGGTTCGGCGCGGCGATGTCGCTCCTGAAGGATGTCGCCGTCGAGGTTTGGGAGCGGATCAGGATGGGCGCCGCTGCGGCGGGCGCGGCCGCCACGGCGATGTTCTTCGACCTGAAGGCGGACGCCGCATCGGCCATGCAGAGCGCCATCGAGAGCGTTGTGGCTTTCGGCAACACCGCCGCGAACACCTTCGAGGGCACCTACGAGGCGATCAAGGCGATCTGGGGCCTGCTCCCCGCCGCCATCGGCGATCTCGCGTTCCAGGCGGCCAACAGCCTGGTCGACGGCGTCGAGGCGATGCTGAACGGCGTGGTCTCGCGCATCAACGGCTTCATCGGCGGCATCAACCAGGGGCTCGAAGCCCTCGGGTCGGAGCGGCGCATCTCGTCGGTGCCGGACCTCGACCTCGGCGAGATCGAGAACCGCTTCGAGGGCGCGGCCAGTGCTGCCACGACGGCGGCGCAGGCAGCCTTCGACCGGGCCTTCGAGGACAATCCGCTGACCGCGCCCGATCTCGGCCTGACCGAGGCGGCGAACCGGGCGCTCGAGTCCGCAAACCTCTATCGCGGTGCGGCCCGCGATCTGGCGGAAGGGGCCCGCGCCCCGCTGGAAAGCTGGCAGGCGCTGCGGGATGCCGTGCGCGGCACCGACGAGGATGGGGCCGATGCGCTTGCCGAGGCTACGGCCGCTGCGGAGCGGTTCGAGACCGCGCTCGACGGCGCCGGGCGCGCTGCAACGGGTGCAGGCGCAGCCGCTGGGGCTGCTGCTGCGGCAGCGGAGCCCGCGACCGAGGCCGCTGTCACCGGGTGGCAGGCGGTCACGGCAGCGCTGTCGGACTACGCCAGCAAGGCGCGTGAGATCGGCGGCGATATCGGCCAGAGCCTCGTCGGCGCCTTCCAGTCGGCCGAGAACGCGGTGGGCCAGTTCGTGAAGACCGGCAAACTGAACTTCCGCGACCTCGTCACCTCGCTGCTGGCCGATCTCGCCCAACTGGCGGCGCGGCGGTTCATCCTGGGGCCGATCGCCAATGCGCTCTCGGGCGTGTTCTCAGGGGCGGGCGGCATCTTTGCCAACGTCCTGCATGCGGGCGGGATGGTCGGATCGGCTGGGCCCTCGCGCATGGTCCCGGCCATGGCCTTCGCCGCCGCGCCGCGGATGCATGGCGGCGGAATGGCCGGGCTTCGCCATGACGAGGTGCCCGCGATCCTGCAACGCGGTGAAAGAGTGCTCTCCCGTCGCGAGGCGCAGGCCTACGGCGCGGGCGGGGTCAACGTCACGATCATGGCTCGCGACGCCGAGAGCTTCCGGCAGTCGAGGACGCAGGTCGCGGCCGACATCGCCCGCGCCGTGTCGCTAGGCCGGAGGGGCATGTGATGGCGTTTCACGAGGTTCGCTTTCCCGACAACATCAGCCGGGGTGCGCGCGGCGGGCCTGAGCGGCGCACGCAGATCGTCGAGCTTGCCTCGGGTGACGAGGAACGCAACGCCAGCTGGGCGAACAGCCGCCGCCGCTACGATGTCGCCTACGGCATCCGCCGCGCCGACGATCTGGCCGAAGTCGTTGCCTTCTTCGAGGCGCGCAATGGCCGCCTGCATGGTTTCCGCTTCAAGGATTGGGGCGACCACAAGTCCTGCCTGCCTTCGGGCACGCCATCTCCGACCGACCAGGCGATCGGCACCGGCGACGGCACGACGACCGCCTTCCAACTGGTGAAGCGCTACGCCTCCGGGGCGCAGTCCTGTTCGCGCGCCATCGCCAAGCCGGTGGCGGGCACCTTGCGCATCGCGCTCGGCGGGGTGGAGCAGCTGTCCGGCTGGTCGGTCGACACCACGACCGGCGTCGTCACCTTCGGCGGCGCGCCGGGCGCGGGCGTCGCGATCACCGCAGGGTTCGAGTTCGACGTGCCCGTCCGCTTCGACACCGATGCGCTCGACGTGACGCTCGACCTCGAGCGGCTCGGCTCGATCACCTCCATTCCGCTTCTGGAGATCCGGCGATGAACGACACCGGCAGCTTCGTCGCGGCCGTGCTGCGCGAACTCGCGGCCTCGACCGCCGTGATCCTCGCCGCCTGGGGCGCGCTCGGGGGCGCGACGAACGCTCTGACCACGAAGATGCGACTGCGCGATGCTCTCCGGCATATCCTGCTCGGCGGGCTGATCGCGGCCGGGATGGGCAGCCTCTCCATGGCCGTGATCACCGCCTGGCTGGGCCTTCCGCCCGAGGCGATCCCCGCGGGCGGAGCGGCGGGCTCGGCGGCCTATCTCGTCGGGGTCTTCGGCCCGGCCTTCATCGAGATGCTGCTCGCCCGCCTGCGCCGCGCCAACGAAGGCGGCGGCGATGAATGACCTTCTCCGCCTCGCGCGCTCCCTCCGCTGCGACCCTGCCGAACCTCGGCAGGCCTTCGCTCACCGCCTGCGTATCGGTCTCGTCGTCGCGGCACTGATCCTGATCCTCTCGCTTCTCCGGTAATCCCATGCACATGACCGACCGGGGCCTGCTGGCCCTCGTCCGGCACGAAGGACTCGTGCCCGGACCCTATCTCGATGTGAAACAGGTCTGGACCTTTGGCATTGGCCACACGGCCGCGGCCGGGCCGCCCGATCCAACCACCATGCCCCGAGGCATGCCCGCTGATCTAGACGCCGGGATCCGCGAGGCGTTTCGGGTCTTCCGGACCGACGTCACGCGCTACGAGGCCGCCGTCCTGCGCGCCGTGAAGGTGCCACTTGCGCCGCACGAATTCGATGCACTGGTCAGCTTCCACTACAACACCGGCGGCATCGCCAAGGCTGCGCTGACCCGGCACCTCAATGCCGGCAATCGCGTTGCAGCCGCCAACGCGTTTCTGAACTGGCGGCGACCGGCCTCGATCATCCCGCGGCGGGAGGCCGAGCGCGACCTGTTCCGCCATGGCCGCTATCCCGGCGGCACAATCCCGGTCTGGTCCGTGGACCGCACGGGCCGCGTGGACTTCTCCCAGCCGATCCGCCGCCTGACCGAGGATGAGGCTCTAGCGCTGCTGCGGCCGTCGCCGCTGCCGAGGCCACCGGTCCTCGATCCTGCGCCCGACGCGCCGACCGGCTGGCTCGCCCGGCTGACCGCCTTCTTCTCCACCCTGATCCGGAGGGCCTGATTCATGCGCTACGTTCGCCCCAACTCGCTCACCTGGTGGGCGGGACTTCTCGCCATGCTCACCGGCATCGCCTCCCTCGCGCTGCCCGCCACCGGGCCGCTCGGGGAATTGTCCCGGCTCGTCGCGCTGCTCGCCGGCTCTGGCGATGCCTCGCCCGCGGGGCTGATGTTCCTCGGTCTGGGCCTGATCGGTCTGCGCGACCGGATCGAGCGCGGGTTCCGCGGCGATGCTTGAGTTCCTCGCAGGTCTGGTCGTAGGCGGCTGCCTTGGCGTCTTCGTCGTCGCCCTCTGCGTCGCCGCCGCGCGCGGGGAGCGGGACGATGACTGATCTCCTGATCTGGCTGGTCGCGGCTCTCGGCGCAGCCGGCGGCGTCGTCCTCGGACGGGTGTGTGGGCGCGCGGAAGGCGAACGCCAAGGCATACGGGAGGCGGAACGCGATGCCATGGAAGACGAGAGCAAGCGCGTCGAGGGCGGGCGCGACGCGGTTCGCGATGGTCGCCGCGCTGGCGATCCCGCTGAGCGGCTGCGCCGCAACGATGGGCGGTGGTGATGCGGGCTGCGCCTCCTATGCCGAGGCGCGGCTCGCCCGGCCGCCTGCCGAGACCGTCGATGCTGTGCCGCCGGACTGGGCGGTCTGGATTGCGGATCTCGACGACCGCATGACGGGGACCTGCCGATGAAGACCTTCGATCCCGCCTTTCAGGCCCATCTCGACGAGGGCACGACGACGCTCGCGTGGTGCTGGCGGATCACGCGCGCCGATGGCGTCACTTTCGGCTTCACCGATCACGACCGGACGCTGACTTTCGACAGCACAGACTTCGAGCCGGAGAGCGGGCTAACGGCCTCCGAGGTCCGCTCGGGCTCGGACCTGTCCGTCGATGCGCAGGACGCCGAGGGCGTGCTGACCTCCGACCGGATCACCGAGACCGACATCCTTGATGGGCGCTGGGACAGTGCGGAGGTCGAGGTCTGGCGGGTGAACTGGGCCGACACCGGCCAGCGCGTGCTGATGCGGCGCGGCGCCATCGGCCAGATCCGGCGCGGGCGGCTGGCCTTCGTGGCCGAGGTGCGCTCGCTCGCGCATGTGCTCGGTCAGACGGTCGGGCGGACCTTCCAGGCGACCTGCGATGCCGCGCTCGGCGATGCGCGCTGTGGCGTCAATCTGGAGGACCCCCCCTTCAAGGGCACGGGCGCCGTCATCGATCTCCTGCGCGACCGGGCGTTCACCGCCTCGGGTCTCGGCGGGTTCGAGGCCGGCTGGTTCACCTTCGGCACGATCGAGTGGTCCAGCGGCGCAAACGCGGGGCGGCGCACCGAAGTGCTGGGCCATGACGTGACCGACGGCATCGCTGTGCTGACGCTGCTCGAAGCGCCGGTGCGCGCGATCACCGCGGGCGACGGTTTCGTAATCCGCGCAGGCTGCGACAAGCGGATCGAGACCTGTGGCGCGAAGTTCGCGAACACCGCCAACTTCCGAGGCTTCCCACACATCCCCGGCCAGGACGCCGTGCTGCGCTACGCCACGAAGGATGGCGGGCACGAGGGCGGCGTGCTGTGACGCAACCTCTCGCATCGGCCGACCCGGCGCGCGTCATCGCCATCGCGCGGTCCTGGCTCGGCACGCCGTATCACGACCAGGCCAGCCTGCGCGGTGTCGGCTGCGACTGCCTCGGGCTCGCGCGGGGCGTCTGGCGCGAGGCCGTCGGCCCCCAGCCGTTCCCGATCCCGGCCTACAGCCGGGACTGGGGCGAGACCGGGCCGCGCGAGGTTCTGGCCGAGGGGGCCCGTCGCATGATGATCGAGGTGTCGCCCGCCGAGGCCGGTCCCGGCGCGTTGGTGCTCTTCCGCATGAAGCCGCGCGCCATCGCCAAGCATGTCGGGATCCTGACCGGGCCCGACAGCTTCCTCCATGCCTACGAGCGGCTCGGCGTCATCGAGGAGCCGCTATCTCAAAGCTGGCGGCGGCGCATCGCCTTCGCTTTCCTGCTCCCGCAACGCTGAGACCCCGACCATGGCCACCCTCGTTCTCGGTGCCGCTGGCGCCGCCATTGGCGGCAGCATCGGCGGCGCGATCCTCGGCGTCAGCGCCGCAACCATCGGCGGCTTCGTCGGCTCCACCATCGGGTCGGTCGTCGACAGCTGGATCGTGTCCTCGCTCGCGCCGACCCAGCGCATCGAGGGCGCACGGCTCGACACGCTGCGCATCACCTCGGCCACCGAGGGCGCGGTCATCCCGCGGCTCTACGGGCGCTTGCGCATGGGCGGCAACATTATCTGGGCGACCGATTTCCGCGAGGAGACGAAGACCACCACCCAAGGCGGCGGCAAGGGCGGCGGGGGCGGCAAGGTCAAGACGACCGAGTATCTCTACTATGCCAGCTTCGCCGTGGCGCTCTGCGAAGGCCCGATCACCGGGATCGGGCGCATCTGGGCCGACGGCAAGCCGATGGACCTCTCCGGCGTCACCTGGCGCTGGTATCCTGGCGACGAAGCACAGTCTGCCGATCCGTTCATCGCCGCGAGGATGGGCGCGGCCAGCACGCCCGCCTACCGCGGCACCGCCTATGTGGTTTTCGAGGAGCTGGCGCTCTCCACCTATGGCAACCGCCTGCCGCAGCTGTCTTTCGAGGTCTTCCGGCCGCTGGCCGATCCAGACACCGCCGAGGGGCTGACCCGCGCCGTCACCATGATCCCCGCCTCGGGCGAGTTCACCTACGCGACGCAGGCGATCCGGAAGACCGATGGCGGCGCGACGGTGCCCGAGAACCTGAACGCGCTGGCCGACTCCACCGACATGGTGGAGGCCCTCGACCGGCTGCAGGCGATGGCCCCTGCGGTCGAGAGCGTCAGCCTCGTCGTCGCCTGGTTCGGCGACGACCTGCGGGCGGGATCGTGCAAGATGCGGCCCGGCGTCGAGGTGTCGGCCAAGTCGACCACGCCCGCCATCTGGTCGGTCAATCGCGTGAGCCGCGCCAATGCCCATCTCGTCAGCCGCGATGACGAGGACCGGCCGGTCTATGGCGGCACGCCGGCCGACTTCGCGGTGGTCCAGGCGATCAAGGAGATGAAGGCCCGCGGGCTGCGCGTGACCTTCTATCCGTTCATCCTGATGGACGTCCCGCCGGGCAACACGCTCCCGAATCCCTACAGCGACAACGCCGCCGAGACCGGCCAGCCCGCGTTCCCCTGGCGCGGCCGGATCACCGGTTCGCCGGCGGCGGGCTATGCCGGCAGCGTGGACAAGACCGCCACAACGGCGAGCCAGGTCGCGGCCTTCTTCGGGAGCGCCAGTCCTTCCGACTTCGCGGTGTCCGGCGAGACGGTCTCCTGGACCAGCTCTGCCGACGACTGGGGCTTGCGGCGCATGGTGCTGCACTACGCCCATCTCTGCGCTGCGGCGGGCGGGGTCGACGCCTTCCTGATCGGGACCGAGATGCGCGGGCTCACAACGATCCGTTCGGGCGCCAGCGCCTATCCGGCCGTGCAGGCCTTCCGCGATCTGACGGCGGACGTGCGGTCAATCCTCGGCGCAGGTACGGACATCAGCTACGCTGCGGACTGGAGCGAGTATTTCGGGCACCAGCCCGGCGACGGTAGCGGCGACGTGTTCTTCCACCTCGATCCGCTCTGGGCGGATCCGGAGATCGATTTCATCGGGATCGACAACTACATGCCGCTGTCAGACTGG